TGCTAGTGCTACTAACACTACAATTACCCTAGCCACTGGCACTAAACAAGAAATCCCCGCAGATGGTAATAGACTACTTCGAGTAGTTCGTAACATGTCTGCGGCTTCCGGCGGCACTGGCGGCAAAGCTATCAGGATTGTTGACGAGGATATTCTGGATGTCCAGACTCCTTCTTGGCATTTACCTACCGTGACTGGCGATGCCACCCACGGCACAGTCGTGAAACACTTCGTTTATAACGAGCAGAACCCAAGAAATTTCTATGTCTACCCCGGAGTTAATGGGGATGCATATATAGAGATAGTATACTCGGCCAACCCAGCCCAAGTTACTGCTTCAGACAATATTGGCCTACCTGACATATACAGCACAGCTATTCTAAACTATGTTCTGTATATGGCGTTCATGAAAGATACCAACTACGCAGGTAACGCGCAGAGGGCTTCAAACCATTATCAATTATTCATGGCGGCAGTTACCGGAAAGGGGCAAGTAGATCAGATCACAACCCCTAATAATTCCTCACAAAGTGCTGCCCCCACTCAAATAGGTGGTTTCACTAGTGGCAATTAGATTCGATTCATTTTTACCCGAGGTTCTGTCCTTAGTTCCAGGATGCCCGGATCTGCTTGCTGTTAACGCACTTAGAAGCGCTGCTATAGAGCTTTGCGAAAAAGCAGATGCCTACCAGCTTGAGATGGACCCCATCACCACTATTGCTGGTATCTACGATTATGAGTTCGAGGTTCCGGCCTCGACTGCTGTGCATAAAATTCTGTGGGTAAGTTTCCTAGGCCAAGATCTAGAGCCAATTACAACGAAACTATTAGAACAGCGTCAGCCTAAGTGGCGCACCCGCGATGAGTACGGTAAGCCCGTTTACTATGTCAAATTGTCCAGCGAGCAGCTTCGCATCGTGCCGGTGCCTAATGAGACAGAGTCCCAGAGCTTGATTATAAATGCCTCTCTGAAACCAACTCAGTCTGCTAGTTCCCTAGATAATGACTTTATGAATGACTACAAAGACACTTTGGTCAATGGAGCTGCTTTTAGGTTGCTCAGGCAACCATCGAAAGAGTGGACAGATTTTACTGGTGCTCAGATCTATGGGTCGTTATTTAACGAAGGCATAATGAGTGCCTCGAGAAGAGCTAACAATTACGATATGCCTATATCGAGGAAGGTTAAATATGGAGGTTACGCAGGTTCCCCTGTTCAGAGAAGAAGAAGTAACTACCGCAGATATTAGAGAGCATTGGCATTGGGTTCGCCAAGGCATTGAAGAGATTTTAGAAGAGCATAAGCATCTAACCTTTATCCCAGAAGATGTTTACGCAGAGTGTAAGGCAGGCAGGGCGCTGCTCTGGGTGGGTCCAGAAGTCTGGGCAGTAACTACCGCAGAGCAGGATCAGTTCACAGGCGCTCAGACTTGCCTTATCTGGTTGATGTGGAGCAGCAGTAAAAGCACCCCAGCCATATTTAAGTATTTAAGAGTTATGGAAAACATAGCGGCAAAGTCTGGCTTCCAAGGCATTGAGGCTAGAACGCCGTTAAAAGGTCTTGGGAAGAGTTTAGAAAGAGCGGGATGGTCTTTAGACCACATAGTGTATAGAAAGGAACTGTAGATGAGTTCGAAACCTAAAGCACAAGATTACCAAGCATCTGATTCTGAGAAAGCGTCAGCTAGAGTAGCACTTCAGGAGAAGCAGTACTTCAATGAAAAATACGCACCTCTTCTGCGTAAGATGCGTGATACCGCTAAGAATTATGATGCCGCACAAACTCTGCGAGGCAGAGCTAGTGCAGACACCGCACAGGCTTTGTCTGGTCCCAGCTATCAGAGAACCCAGAGCTTAGGTAGTGCTGGTGATTATGCGAGTGCTTTGCAGGGTCAGTTAGCTCAAGCTAATACCGCCGGTAAAGATATACAGAATAAGATGGCTACGAACGTGTTAGGCACTGCGCGTGGCCAAGCTGCTGACGCTCAAACCGGAATGGCTCAGGCTTCTAGGATGGCTACAAGTGACGCTTTAGAGAGGGCCAGAAACAAACAGATGGTTGCTGATGCAAAATATCAGGCTGCTGGGCAGGTTATAGGCAGCTTTGTTGGGCAGGGACTCGACAATATGGGGACGCAGGCAAAAGATCAGGATGGAAATGTGGTTCAAGGCACTTTCTTTAGCCCAGTGGGTTCTGATGCTAAGAGGCGTACTGGCTTTAGGGAGCGTCTTGGCTATTCTGGATTTCTAGGGAGGTAATTTATGGCTTACGATCTAGCAACTATGCCTATGGGACCAGGAATGCCAAGTGGCGGTATGAACACTACCAATATGACTGGTGATCCTGACAAGATGTATGCTGGCATCACCCAGAAAGAATTTAATGATTACATTAAAGACTATCGTGGTTTTGAGGACGAGCTAATTGCAAAGTCACAGAGCGATACCTCTTTGATTGATCAAGCTAGTGATGATGCGCTACAGGCCCGAAAAAATGCTGCTGGGATGGCTAGGCGTAATGCTCAGCGGTACGGGGCGGGTTATACCCCTGCACAGCTACAGGAGGCTAGGAGAAGCTTACAGCGGGCTTCTTCTCTTGGTAGCGCTGATGCATTGAACAATGCTCGAATAGCGCAGAGAGAGGCTAATACGGCCCTTCTAAGCGATCTTATAAACATCGGTCAAGGCGTAAACAGGTCTTCTTTAAATCAGCTCGGCAGCGCGGCACAAGACGCGCAGAGCAGGAGACAAGCTTTTGAGGCAGCTAAAGCAAGCAGCAAAGCGCAGACTTACAGCTCGATTGGTAGCTTAGCCTCAGCCGCAATTTTCGCATTCGCATTTTAAGGAGCAAGCATGGCTACTTTAGCTGACGGACTTTTAGCTGGTTTCCAAGGTGCTCAAGCCCTAGGCCAGCAGCGCTTTCAAAATGATCTTGCTCGTGAACGCATGGATATGATGCAGCGCGATCAGAGAATGAGAGAAGAGCAGTTAGCTCTGCAACAAAATCAAGACAGAAGGGCTGCCGAAGAGTGGGGGATAAGAAAACAAGGTTTTCTTAATGAACAAGATGCCCAAACACGGGGATTCCAGCTTCAAGATAATCAGAATTTTACTGCCGGTTTAAGTCGGCCTTTTATGGAGCTAATCAATGCTGATGGCTCTGTTAATCCAGAAAACTTAGCGGCTCTCCAAGAGGAAGATAAAGATTCTTTTTCGTTTATCTTAAGTCAAAACACTGAGTATCTTTCTTCTGGGGGCAAACCAGTAAATGTAGTTGGAATAGAGGCTAGACCATCAGAAGACCCTAATAGCCCAACGATGTATGCGATTGAAATAATGGACGATGACGGGAATACAGGATTTATAACTGATAACGCCTCTAGCGATCCAGATGACCCGATTACATTTTTTACCGAAGAGGAAGTAGCAAAAGCTTTTGGTAAAAACTATAGGCGTATATTAGATGCTGGTGGCGCTAACAGTGGCACTTTCCAAGGTTACCAGATGAGCAAAGCTACTGACTATATACGTCAAACGGTAGAAGAGCAAGCTGGGGTAGCCATAGGCAACATGGTTGCAGAAAATCCGGGTCGAGCTACGGAAATTGAAATCCGTACCGCAATGCAAAACTTGGGGGAGCTTAGTGACTCGGAGCTAGAAGAAATCATTGTTACCGCTGGTGGTGATATTGAAGCTATAAAAGCTGCTGCTAAGAAAGAGTACGATGAGCTAAATCCGACTATAACGGGTGGCGGTTATCGAACTTATGAGGGGGCCAGTACTGAATGGAATGAGCGTGTGACTAATTTAAGTGAGCTACAGAATAGTATTCCTGAGTTAGAGGCCGCATATGCCACAGCAAGAGAGGGCGGGGTTCCTGATAGGATAAAAAAAGCAGAAAACGCACTTAGGCTTGCAAAAGCTAATATTTCAAACAATGAGAGAGAGCTTGCTAAGATGCAGTCTGCTCTAGAGACTAGGATATCAAATGCAGAAAATGCTTTTGCCCAAGTTCAAAGCGGCACTATTTCTGAAAGTTCACAAAATCGATTTGCTCTACGAGACCTCAAAAATATAGAGGCGTTAAGGGAAGAGTTGCAGATGATGGACTCGTCTATAGTTATGCCAAACACAGAGCTTTCGTCTGGCACTACTTCTCCTGGGTTTACTTTAACCAGAGAGTCTCTCCTTAAAGCTGCTCAGGAAGCTGGGCAAGCCTATATAAGTGAGGCTGACCAGCAAAGAAACGCTGCTTACCTAAGAGATCTTGGCGTTGATTCAGCCCAGAGCTTAGCTGATAAAGTACCCGAAGAAGAGTACCTTGCTCACGTTTACGCAATGCTGCCAGCTTTTGGTAATGCCAAGGACCGCACTGATTTCGTCCAAGGCATGCTTAACCTGCGTAATCGAGGCGCATTCGATTATAGTCGAGGAGAGCAGATAGATGATGCGGGCAGCATAGCCACTCTTAACCAACGCTACAACGAGTTTACATTTGATCGGCAGAAGTGGGCTACAGAGCAGCTAGATAAAAATGACTCGGCTGTTACCCAAGCAGTGGAATCTAGTAGTGAGATTAGAAGACTATTAGCTGCTGAAGATTTTGGTATTGATAGCCCTGAACTTATTAAGGAAGTTAATAAGTTTTTCCGTACTAGTAGGAATAGAGCGGGAACTGGTGGAAGGTTAGCACAAGCTTTCTTAGCTGAAGAAGTAGAAGTGGCGGCTGCGCTTTTTGGTGCTTATGCAAAAGAGCTTGGAAGCGATGGCTTTTTTGAGGGCTTGATTCGGGCTGACCAGCCTATAAAGTTGATGGATCTTGCGGAGAATTTAGTTGTAAATGAAGACGGTTCAAAAATTGCTTTTGCGACACCTAAAGGTTCAAGAGTTGCTAACTTGTATGAGGGTGAAATGCTAGTAGCAGACCTTAACGAAGTCTTTGGTCAGCCTTGGTTAGAGACACTAATAAATGAAGTCAGTAAAGATAAAAATAGGGTGCTGAACTTTTAATGGCATCTTCTCAAGACGCAATAGTTCAAGCTTTTCTTCTAAATAACTCAGAAAAGCAGCAGGCGCAACAGAATCTTGAAACCGCTTTTCAGGATTTTCAGGAGCGCCCAATTACAGATCGCCCTTCTGGGAGTTACGGCGAAGATTTTGTACGTGGTGCAAACCAAGGTCTTAATGCTCTTTCCGCAGATTTAGAATATTTTAAGGCATTAGGGAATACCTTAATAGGTCGAGAAGAAGCTGCTGAAGCTAACATTGAAGCCGCAGAGCTAGACACTAGAGAGTCTGAGTTTGCTGTTCAGGGTATGGAGACTTTCGAACAGTTCATAAACGAGCCGACAATAGATGGCTTTTTTAGCCAAGTTTTTTCTGGACTTGGTCAAGTTTCTCCCTTCTTAGTTGAGACTGTAGCTACTGCTATGGTTGGCGGTGTAGCTGGTGTTGGTGCTAAAGCCGTAATGACAGCCGGTGAGAAAGCGGTTGCTAAAAAGCTTATAAAAGAGACTTTGCAGAAAAAAGCAGAGGGGAAAGTTCTCGATGCTACTGAAGATGCCGTGCTCCAAGGTGCGTATAGTACTCTCAGGGCGAATCGCTTTGGGACAGGTATGGATACAGGAGCAAAGGTGGGCGCAGTGGGCGGCACTTATCCTATAAACACTGGTGAGAGTTTTAAGGAGTTTGATGAAGCTGGGGTCGATTTAGACATAGATAGAGCTGTTCAATCTGTTCTTTTAGGCGGTGTTTCTACTGCGGTTGAAGTAGGCGGCGAGTCTTTATTTCTTAAAAACTTAGCAAGTTTAGCGAAAAGAAAAGCTGACCCGACTAACCCAAGTAGCCTTTTAAATCTGTTTGCTAATAATGTAGGGCGCGGGGCGGCTAAAGGTTTTGCGCTTGAAGGTGTTACTGAAACCACTCAAGAAGGGCTGCTTGTTGCGCAGCGTATGTCTGTTGATGACAACTATAGCTCCGATGAAGCCTTCCTTCGACTTGGCCAAGCTGCTTTTCTAGGGGCCATAGCAGGCGGCGCACCAGGTGGTGTCGGCGGGGCTATTGCTACAGCACCAGAAGCTGTTTCTCGCGTGTTTGATAAGGCCAATGACTTAGCAAAGAAAGCTCGCGATGGCCAAGTATCCGCTGAGGTTGATAACGAGGTCTTTGGCGATATCAATTCTATATATACAACTCCAGAGCCAGAAGCAGATATACAAGCCCAGTTTGATGCGATGTTCGATCCTGACTCAGCTAAGAACGCTGTCTGGATTGCGGGCAGGCAGGAGAAAGCTGGTCCTGTAGATATAAACGGCAGAACTGCTTACGCCGCGTCTGTAAAAGGTCGAGGCACTATCTACTCCACTGACCCAGAGATCGTAAACAATGTCGCAAGGCAGAATGCCTCTGACGAGTCTTTGGCCGAAGCTCTCGGCTACAGTGCTCCTAAGTCTGCGCAGAGTCCTGGAGACTTAGTTGTACAAGCTCTAGACAAGAACGGACGAGTCATCTCAGAGGAAGTTACAGACCAAGCAGGGCTTGAGATGGCTACTGCTGCCGCTACTGAGATAGCTGGTCGTACAGGCTCTATAAAGACTGTTAGCGTTGAACAAGCACTAGCTGATAGAAAAGCTAGGAAGGGTCCAACCATCCGTAGCATGGAAATCGATGATGATGTAGACATGCAAATGGATGATATAGACCCTAATGAACAGTCCATGACAGACCCTAACGAGATGGTCACTGTAGAAGATCAAGCAGTAGACCTGAAGAATCTCCTAGATAAGAAGAACAAAAATCGATACAAAAGACGGCAAAATCCTACAGATACTTATGAGTCTACTGCGGAAGCTAGGCAGAGATATCAAGAGGTTGTATCGCCTAGAAAGTATATTGATTGGAACCGCAGTAAAGAAGGCTTCTTGAGTGACGCTATTCTTAAGGAAGCGGTCAGGATACAAGAACAAAACCCCGATGTAATTGTTGATGTTGACTTCAATCCTGATGGTACTCACTCTATTACTGCGACAGCTGCCCCTACACAGCAGCTTTATACTATCCAAGATAGAGGCGGCAGACAGAGGAAAGTGACTCTGGAAGCGTTTGTGGGCGAAAGTGTTGCGGCAGCTAGGGCTAGTAAGTTTGCGTCCCCAAGTACTAGACTTATAGACACTAACTCTGGCGAAGTCTTCAACATTAACTTATCCGACATAGTTAACGCAGGGAAAAGAATAAACGAAGCTGAGATTACTGGTTCATTTGAGGGAGTAACGGATGCAGAGGGTGCGCAAGCCGGGCTTACTGCCATGATGGCGGCTTTGGCCGAAAGAGGCTATGTGCTGGAAGTTGATGGTGCCCCAATACAAGACAGAAGTAGAAAAAAGGGTGAAGCAGGTAAGCTACCTGACTCTTATAAAAATATTGTTGCGGATGCTGGTACTAATGTTAGTTTGTTTGATGCCTTAACTGCTAGTGTACCTCGTTCAACCTCTGGCGCAGATATCTCAAATAGATCAATAGAAGAACAAGCCGCTAGGGAAGATAGCAGGTCAAACCCAACGGAGTATTACGAGAAAACTCTTGAAGACAGTAAAACGCCACTAAGTTCTCTTAACATACAAGATGGCGCTTTGGGGTTTGAAGCGAGAGACAGGATAGACGTAGTTTTCCCGATTTCACCAGACAGTTCTAAAAAGACTAGGGCCAGAGAGTTTTTCCCTACTGCTGTTAAACAAGTTCTTTCTAATGAAGTTAAAAGGATGCGCCTCAAGAAGGCCGTGTCTTTTTATGCACTGTCTGACTTAATGAATGAGGATGTAGATGGCGTTCAAGATCCTTTAGATACTCTGTTTAGCGATACTGCTGTGCGGAACAAAGTGCGCGATGTACTTTATGGTAACCCAGATACGGGGATGCAAAGCCTTATAGATAGCACTACTAGCTATGGTGTTCACATGGGGTTTGCCGATGCCCATGTAATCATATTGAATGACAAACTAATAGAGACAAAATACAAGACACTAAAAGGAAAAGGCGAAGAACTGCCGGGGCTAAAAGATCGAGCGCAAGACGAGAAAAAACTACAAGCAGCTATGTTATTAACAGCTAGTCATGAACTTGGCCATGCTGTTTTTGAAGAAAATAAAGCAACCCTACTTAATGACCCACGCTGGGAAAATTTAAGAATTAACTTACTTAGAAATTTTGAAAAAGCACGTAACGAGCAAGATGCACCAAAGCAATATTTAAATCCAGATATCGGGTTTGATGAGTACTTAGCGGACCAGTTTGCTATCTATGTTCAAAGAAAGCTTAGAGATGGCAAGGTTGATAGCCAAATTCCCGCGAATCAGCGTGGTAGGCTACAAGTTTTCTTTAAACAAATATATAGCCAGATAAAAGCAGGCTTTAGTTATCTAAGCCAGCAAATGAGAACTAGGTTTGACGAGGGAAAACAAGTTCCTGGTTTTGGGTTTTTTATAGACGAAGTTGTAAAAGCGAATAAACGCAATACTCGACAGAATATGCAAGCTGGCTTGGCCGCTTCTTTCGAAGAAAAAGTTGTAGTTGCCAGTTTAGAAGACGCAGTTAAACGGTCACTACCTAAAGAAGCGTTTGCTCGGCTAGAAAAGAACTACCCGCGCATGTACAAAGCGTTGGTGAAGGGTGGCGCACAGCTTTTCTTACCCGCTGCAACCCAGTTAAGACGGCT